AACAAGTCCCGTGGCCAAGAGGGAAGGGGCACCATAGACCATGCATGGCGCGTGTTTGTGGGCAAGAAGGAATATCTTGCCAAGCACGTGATTTTTGCCATCCCCTGCCGCAGTGACAAAGAGTGTTGCTCTGACGACTGGAACATGGTGGCCGACGGACAAATCCAAATCGACCGCGATACATCAACAATCATTGTTGTTGCAGAATAATCTAATTGCGTGTTAGACTCTTCCTACCACAGCAAGTGGGTTAACAGGAGAATTGATGACCACGTACACACACTGGGACGTTTTACTGGCCAGTCCCACGGAACCACTTCCGATCAAAAAGCGCCAGTACCAAATGGGCTTGATGCGCAATGCGCTTGAGAACTGCAAGACCAAGCCATCAGTAAAGGACATTGCGGCGCTGTCCACTGCGGTTGACCTGATGGACACCCTGCGCGACATGGGGCACCTAGAAGACTCTCAGAAGGCCTTAGAGGACGCCATGGTGGCCTTGATGCAAGACAGCTTCAACGAAGGCGAGGTGAGGCTGTTTGAGGGCATTCTGGAGGACTACCAGATGGTCATGGACAACCTTCCTGCGCGCACCATGATTGCGGCTCACAGAGAGACCGAGAAGCGCCTTGTAAAGCAGAAGGTGGCCGCATGACACAAGAAGCGCTGAAGCTGGCGCTGGAGGCGCTGGAAAATCTTGAGCATTCCAACTTTAAACGGCGCAGACTTGATGCCTTGATTGGAATCAAGCAAGTATTGGCACAGCCACCCCTGCCAGTGCAGGATTGGAAGACACTGCCAAAAGAGGCTCCTCCACTTGTCAAATGGGCAACAGAGCAAACCCCACCCCTGCCAGTGCAGCCAGAAGAACGTAACTTCTGCCCGAGGTGCGGCAAGCGCACTGCTGACCCGACCACAATTCACACATGCACACCGCCAATGGAGAACACATGACACAAGAAGCCCTGAAACTGGCGCTGGAGGCGCTGGAAACCGAGTTGTGTATTGATTGGACAAACGTCAATGAGTCCGAAGCAGCAGCAGAAAAAATGCACGAAGCTATCGCCGCCATCAAAGAAGCCTTGGCACAGCCAGCACCTCTGCCAGTGCAGAAGCCGGTAGGTAGCGTGGTGCGTTGGCTTGATGGCTCGTTGGTACATGGGTGGTTTTCTGATCCCCCACCTGAAGGAACCCTTCTCTATATCACCCCACCCGCAGTACAGCCACAGCGCCTTTGGGTAGGGCTGACGAATAAGGAGCTTTTTGAAATCTTGGATAAAGCAAACACTCGATATCAGGCCTTGCAAATGACAGAAGACAAACTCAAGGAGAAGAACACATGACTGAAGAAGAACTTGAGGTTGCCACTACTGTTCATGCACGCAGGCGCAAGGTGTTTGTCGAAGAGGGTTTGTGCGCAGAGCAAGCATGGGACTTGGCCGAGAAAATGCTTGAGCGCGACAAGGACATTGGCGACGACCGCCGTGTGTGCTTTGAGTGCAAACATCACGTGGCCAAACATTGCATGGCCTACAAAGACAAAAGCGGCAAGCCGACCATGCAGTTGCGTTTCATCTTACAGCGATGTCCAAAGTTCATGCTCAAAGGAAAGAAGCCTTTGACTGACGAAGAAAAGCACCAGATCGACAAATCAAACCAACATCAGGAGACAGACGAATGATCAAGACACCAAGACAAAAAATCTTTTGGGCAATTTTTTTATTACCGTTTGCATTTTCAGCGGCCATTCAATTTTTGCCCCTGTGGCTGTCTGTGCCTGTTGCATTCTTGTGCGGCGCGTTCTGGCTTGGCGCCGTCGTGACGTTGCGTTACTTACCACCGAAAGTCAAAGATGAGAACACTGGGAATTGATCCGGGCGCGACAGGCGCAATTGTGTTGCTGGAGGATGGCCAGCCCATTGAGTGGACGACGATGCCCACCACCAAGATCGGCACGGCCACTCGCGTTAATGCGGCGGCCCTGACCGACTTCATTGCATCATGCTGTTGCACTCACGTGTACGTTGAGCAGGTGCATGCAATGCCCGGTCAAGGCGTGACATCAATGTTCAATTTTGGCCACTCATGCGGCACTGTGATGGGCGTGCTGGGCGCGATGGGCCTGCCGCACACTATGGTGACACCGCAGGCATGGAAGAAGGCCGCAGGCTTGATTGGCACCGACAAGGACGCCGCACGGGCACGAGCAATCCAACTGTGGCCCAAGTGGCGCGAGTTGGACAGGAAGGGTAAGGGTCAGGCACTGGCCGACGCCGCATTGATCGCAAAACACGGAGCATGAAATGAGCCACAAGGAAATCAACGACGCAGTGGATTTTTTGTACACCCACGGGCGCAAGTACGCAGAGGCTAAAGCACAGAAGGGCTACCTCGACAACTACACGAAGGCCCTGATCGCCTCGCTGTCAATCAAGTTCATTTCGGAGGGGCTGGCCAAGTCCATGGCGCAGGCTGAAGCCATGGCATATGCAGACCCGTCCTACGACGTCCACATACGGGGCCTGAAAGAGGCTGTAGAGGCCGAAGAGGGCCTCAAATGGGCCCTGACCTCAGCAGAGTCCCGGATCGACGTCTGGCGGTCTCAAGAGGCCAGCAACCGCACCATGGATAGATCAGCCGCATGAACGGCAGTTACAACAAGAATGAGCGCGCATGGGTGGGGCTGGTCAAAGAGCAACCCTGTTCTGTCTGCGGCCAAGCCGGGCCCAGCGACGCCCACCACGTCAAGCAGGGCCTGCACTACACCGTGGTGGCCCTGTGTAAGTCCTGCCACCAAGGCTCCAAGATGGGCTGGCACGGGGAGAAAAGGGCATGGGCCATCGCCAAGATGGAGGAGATCGACGCCCTGAACGTCACTGTGAGCAACGTTTTTACTAATCTGATTAGTAGGTAATTGGTTTCCAAAACCATATTAGGGTAAGTCCTAGTAAAAATAATTGAAAAAAGTCTTGTCAGCAGAATCTAACTTCGTGTTAGAATTCTTTCACCGCAACTTCAGCGGGTTTAACTAAAGGAAATGATCATGACAACAGTTCAAGCAACCATCCAAGCCCTCGCGACAGTCGAGTCCTTAACCAACGACATCGACACACTGGCAGTGTTGGATCGCCAGCAGAAGGCATTGGCCACACAGGTCAAGACTCTCAAAGACGGCATCGCCAACACGCTCGGCGAAGGCAAGCACCGTGGTGAGAAGTACGGCGTGACTGTTGTCATTGCCAACGTCAAAGGCACCGTCGATTACGACGCACTGTGCAAGCACTTCGGCATCACCGAAGCACAACTCGACACCTTCCGCAAAGAAGGCTCCGCACGTATCACTGTGTCTCCTACAGCCTAAGGTGATGACCATGTCTAAGACAGAACAAAACATTCTCCGCACCCGCCTCTGGGTGGCTCACATTGATGACGAGCGCAGTGATGGCAGTGGGATCATCGTTACCTTGGCCAACGAATACGTTTGGGAAGATGAGCGCGATTGTGGTGTGCGTGGGTTCGACACCCTGAAAGAAGTCGAGCGGGGCACACGCTTTGACTGCGTCATCCACAGGAACATCACTAAATAAATCAACCGGGGGCTTCGGCCCCCACTTGGAGAACACCATGACACCTATGACACAACGCGACAAAGTACTGACCAGCAAAAACGTGTTGGCCGCCTGCAAGGACATTACTAAGCTGAACAAGCGTGGCTACGACTTCCTGTACTTGGCCAGTGGCTTCATTGCCCACTACAACATTGACGGGTTCAAGGCCTACTACTCTGAGCACAGCCTGCAAGCTGACATCGAGCGCAACGCCAAAGCAAACCAGTGGAACAACTTCCGCAATGGTGAGAGCAACGCCGACTACTACCACGCCAAGCGCGACTGCTACAACATGATCCTTGGTGGCTTCGTAGCGCGCCAAGCACTTGACGAGCAGTTCGGCCACCCAATGGAATTCCTGCGCACCCACCTCACAATCATTCGCGCCAACTAAGGAGAACATCATGAACATCGGCACACAAACAGGCAGTCTGGTCAATCACCTTTACAGCCGCATGACCATTGGCGCGCCAGAGCCCGTAGTCGGCATGGGAGTCACCATGCTGTCGTGGACTGATCGCCACGCAGGCACCATCGTCGAAGTGAACACAAAGAAGCGTTACATCGCCGTCATTGAAGACAACGCCAAACGCATCGACAACAACGGAATGAGTGAGTCGCAAGAGTACGAGTACACGCCAGACCCTACCGGGTATCGCAACTACTATCGCAAGGACAGAAAGGGTCAATGGCGTGTGTGCCATTACAACGACAACAAACGACTGGTGTTTGGCACTGGTGGCTTGATCATCGGGCGCCGTGAGTCGTACCACGATTTTTCTTTTTAAAGGCCAACATGAAAATTCATCCAACCATCAAAATGTGGATAGCGGTCATCCTGATCCTTGTCGCCTACTACCTTGCAAAGAATTAAGCATGACTGAAAAAAAAGAATTGAGTCAACTGGCCCGGCAACTGCTGGGAAGCCGTGGCGCCGTTGAGTTCTACACCCAGCAGGAGTTCGACGCCGCGCTGGCCATTGCAAAGGCTGAGATCATGACGGTGGCCATCCAGACCAGCAAGCAGGTCATCATGATCGAGCGTCAGGCTTGCTCAGACCTTGTCAGGGGCCTTGCAGACGCCGAGGATGAGGGCGAGGTAGCCACTGCCCTTAAAAACGCCGCTGAGGCCATCCTAGACCGCATACCGAGCCAGCGGCAATGAGACGGGACTTGTACGAACCAAACCCCATGCTGACTAGGGGTGAGCGGCTTTGGCGCGCCGTGCTCATCGTGGCTTCAATTGCTGTAGTGTTGATGGACTTATTTGTTTGGAGACCATGATGGATAACCGGGAAATTAAAGCGATAAAAAAAGTCAGCGAATCCATTGAGATTGGCAACAACGAGATCATGAAAAGCGTCATCGAGCGGTACAGCCCTGAGGTGGCCATCAACGTGATGATTAACGTGTCCACCAGCATGTTGGCCAAGGCTCTGATCATGACTGATCCTAGTAACCGGGAGCACCTTGAAAAGATCATGATCAAACTTACCCAGATGAAGGTGGACGAAGGGCATGCGGCCATCGAGTCTGTGATGGCCATCGGCAGGGCTATGTCCCCTCAGGGCGGCAACTACACCTGCCAGCAAATGCCACCTAAAAAAGATTAGGGTTTGTCCCTAGTTGTAATAAGACTCTAATTCCGTGTTAGAATTCTTCTCACTGCAACATCGCAGGTTTATTTAGGAGTTTCAAATGATCACAGTAGACAAGTTCAATGTTCGCGTAGTCAAGCAAGGCGAGAAGTACGGCCGTGACTTTTGCCTGACCCACGATGGTGACAGGCCTTTGGTTGAGTTCTATGACACGCGCTACATGCACACAGAGTTTGGCCAGTTCGTGAGCCGTTACTACGTGGAGACAATTCTTTCTGAGAAAGGCAATGGCCCAAAGAATTGCGGCCTGAACCTGCATGGTGGCGTCCCAGAGTGGACAGTGTCAGCAGAAGACATGGACACAGTTCGTGGCTGGTTGAAAACAATTTAAGGGGGCACCATGAAGCGCGCATACATCAAAGCATTCAACGCCCTCAAGAAGCTGGGCGTGCCCGTATACGAACGTGACGACATGGACGGTCGGTTCCAGATCAGCGCAGAAGACCCAGAGTCTTACAAGTGGGCCGACTACTATGACGGATACTTGCAACCCAATTGGGTGTTCGGTGTCAATCCAAAGATCGATGCAGTTTTGAGCAAGAGTGGATTGTTTGCTGAGTGGATCAACCCCGGTGAACTTGGTGTTTACGAAGTTTAAGGAGAGCGACATGGAAGACTTCAAAGCAATGGCCAAGATGGTCGTCGAGACAACCGCCAAGGCACACAGCATGCTGGCCTACTGCGACTACATAGCCCACATCATTTCGGGTAAGCTGAAGGCGCACGACAGCGAGAGCCTGCTGTCCGTGGTGACCAGCCCCAAGTACGACGTGACCCCTCAGGGCAGTTTTGCCAGCACCAAGAAGACCATCATGGTGCAAGACCGCTATGGCAAGCAGTACTTGATCACAGTGGAGGAAGCATGACCTACAACGAATGGCACAAGGTCTTTGAGACCAAAGTCAAGGGCTACGACGCCCAACAGTGTGAGCATGCCCTGCGTGACTGCCACGAGACGCTGGCACTGCACAAAGCTAACTCAGGTGGCCAGACCTATGAAAGCCCGTACTACCGCAAGCTGTGGGCTGAGATTGACGCCCTGCGCGAGCGCCAGCTCAAAATCGGCAAGGTGGCAGCATGACGCCGTTCATCCGCTCAACGATGCGCTGGATGGTCGAGGCGGGCATCGATCCCACCGAGATGCAATGGTTTGACATCTCGGGCACCCTCGATCAAAGCACGGTCGATCAGAACTGGTTGCATGAGTACCGGCCACCATTTGAAAAGTGCATGGTCGTCTGGCAGGGGAAATCCAAAACGCATCAGGTCTACGAGTTTCTGATGACAGTTGTGGGCACGGACCCCGAGGAGGGAATTGTCCTGTCAGTTCACAAGGGGCCGCACGGGCAAATGCCGACCAAGCTGCCTTTGATTGTGTACGCGCTCGACGATGGAATGATCCGTTACGGTCCAGTCGATGAGGGAGATACCATCGAAGAGAAGGACGCCCAGATGGTGCTCGGGGTTATAGGCAACTGGTATAGGTTGCTGTCACAGCGTTGCCCGTCTTATAAGCCGACGATGCGCGACACCTTTACAAACCGGCGCAAGATCGCGCAGGGGAAGGCCCCTAGCTACGACTGGACGACGGTTTACATCGAGCCGTCTAGGCCTCAATCCGAATCCAAGGGTGGTACCCATGCATCACCTCGCCAGCACGACCGTAGAGGGCACCTGCGCAGGCTTAGGAGCGGTAAAAATGTTTGGGTGAAGCCCTGCAAAGTCGGAGATCCAAGCAAAGGCGTGGTCTGGCACGATTACGCAATTAAGGAGGCAGCATGAACAAACATGAGATCGACGACATGATGCGCGGCCTGCCCAGCCAACAGCCCACTGAAACCACGTGGCAGAACGTGCTGATCGGCGCGTGGCTGGCCATGTTCATTATTCTGTGCATTTATGCCCCTGACATCGTTTACCAACCAAAGGAGATTACCCATGGCAACTGCCAAAAAGACACCAGCTGAGAAGGTGGCCGCCAAGGCACCCGCAAAGAAGGCACCCGCCAAGGCCGCAAAACAGCCCGTGGCGCCCATCAAGCGAGATGAGCGCACCCATGCCATGCCCGTAGAGGTTCAAGAGTGGATAGAGCGCGCTTCCAGCATCATGAAGCATCAGGCCACCCAGATTGCCACCATGAAGGAGGAAATCGTGCAATTGAAGGCGTACAAGAAGTTCGCCGCCAACAAGATTCAGGGGATCAGCTATGAGTGAGTACCAAGGCGGCGAGTGCCAACAAAAGCACATTCAGCAAACCTTCACGCTTACAGGGCCTAAGCAAAACCACAAAATTACGTTCCATAACGCCGAAGGGCACGAGGTAGGCGCCATGGACTTCAACGGCCCCGGACTATCCTTTGAAGGAGTTGCCGACGAGAGCGCCATCGTATTCATGGATTTCGTGAGCAAGCAATTCCAAGCGCGCCTGATACAGGAATACGACCGGGGCTACAAAGACGGGAAAGCCGCCAAGTGACCAAGCAGACTGACGACCTGCTGAGTGAGGCCTACACCGATGCATTGCTGTACGGTGTAGGCATCATCAAGATCGTTATAACACTGAAAGGGCCAAGGATCAGTCACGTGCACCATGGAGAGTTCGTGGACTTGGCCGACCACCTAAAACACGTGGTGGAAAACACGCCGGACTTCACAGACACCCAGTCCAAGAGTTAAACTTCCAGTTATGCGCTGAAATGATTGCGCGACAAAGGACTGGAATATGACCTACAAGAAGACGAAAGCCGCTACAAGCGAAGACATCACCACCAACCTTGGGGTGAACGAACTGGCTGTGGAGGCCAACAACCTCCCCGCGCCAAAGAACAGCCGTGGTAGACCATCCATCTACTCAAAAGACCTCGTAGACCGTATATGCATAAGACTCTCACTAGGGGAGAGCGTAAGGTCGATATGCAAAGACCCAGAGATGCCGTCACAGGCATTGATTTACCAGTGGTTGTATCGCCACCCAGATTTTCTTGAGCAATACACACGTGCGCGGGAAGAACAAGCAGAGACGCATGCTGACGAGATCGTTGATATTGCTGACGAAACTCCTGCCCTGCTGGAGGTGAAGGACAAAGACGGCAACGTGGTGGACATCAAGCTAGACAGCGCCTATATCGCGTGGCAGAAGCAACGGATTGACTCGCGCAAGTGGAATGCATCGAAGCAACGCCCCAAGAAGTACGGTGACCGAGTCACCCATGGTGGCGACGACGACAGCCCGGTGGTGGTCGAGCACAACCTGAATGTGTTCGGTGACCTGCTCAAAGCCCTCAAGCTACAGCGCCAATCGGGCATATGAGCGCTGTAGACGCCATCCTTGAAGACCAAGAGTACCTCGACGAGGAGTTCGTCAAGCTGACACCCATCGCTCAGGCGGTGGTCAATTGGCAGATGAAATGGAACAAGGATGCGCACGACCACCAGATCGAGCCCTTGGGCGACTGGTGGAACATCTGGCTCATGCTGGCCGGGCGAGGGGCTGGAAAGACCCGTGCGGCCGCCGAGACGCTGGCGCTGTGGGCATGGGAGCAACCCGGCACCCGGTGGCTGGTTAGCGCGCCCACCAGCGGTGACTTGAAGGGCACCTGCTTCGAGGGTGACTCAGGCCTGCTTAAGGTCATCCCTGATGGCCTGATCGCCAAGTACAACTCCAGCCTGCACGAGATACACCTGATCAACGGGTCATTCATCAAGGGCATCCCGGCGTCAGAGCCTGAGCGGTTCCGGGGGCCGCAGTTCCATGGCGGCTGGCTGGACGAGTTGGCCGCATGGGAATACCTGCGTGAGTCGTGGGACATGATCCAGTTCGGCATCCGATTGGGAACCCGCACCAAGCTGATCTGCTCGACCACACCCAAGCCAAAGGACGTGGTGATGGAGTTGATTGAGCGCGAGGGCGACGACGTGGTGATCACCCGCGCCAGCACCTACAGCAACATCGCCAACTTGGCCAAGTCCTTCCAGAAGCAGATTCTCCAGTACGAGGGCACCAACCTTGGCCGCCAAGAAATTCACGCTGAGATCATCGACCCAGAGGAGGGCGGCATCGTCCACCGGGAGTGGTTCAGGCTCTGGCCAGACGGTAAGCCCTTTCCCCGGCTGGAGTACGTCCTACAGTCCTATGACTGCGCCACCAGTAACAAGACCATCAACGACCCGACAGGATCGATCACGCTGGGCGTATTCAAGCCCGAGGACGGCGGCATGTGCGTCATGATCCTCGACTGCTGGCAAGACCACCTCCAGTACCCGCAACTGCGCCCCAAGGTGATCGACGAGTTCGAGACCGTGTACGGCGAGGGCAAGACCCGCAAGCTGGTGGACGTGATCCTCGTGGAGGACAAGAGCGCAGGCATCAGCCTGATCCAAGACTTACAGCAGGCCCACCTGCCCGTGATCGCCTACAACCCCGGCAGGGCCGACAAGGTACAGCGCCTGTCCATCGTGGCCAACATCATCAAAGCCGGGCGCGTATGGGTGCCTGAAAGCGGCGTGCGCAAGGGATTCGTCAAGGACTGGGCCGAGGGCATGGTCAGCCAGATATGTTCATTCCCAGAGGGCACGGTGCATGACGAGTTTGTGGACTGCATCAGTCAGGGACTGCGCTATCTGCGTGACGCTGGGTGGATCAGCATTGATTACTCACGCCGGGACGAGATCGAGGAAGAGGACATCACCGATGCCGAGATATTCAACAGCCGTGGCCGGGAGAATCCATATGGCTCATGACCCTACTAATCTGATTAGTAGGGGTAAACCCGTACTAATTTAATTAGTAGGTAGAAACCCGTACTAATCAGATTAGCATCAACTAGGAAACGAGAATGGCACATGACAATTTCATTCACATCAAAGCCGGGCCCGACTACGAAAAGATCGTCCAGCAGGACGGTGTGCGCACTACTGTGTGCGAAAACCGATACGAAGTCATTGCCAGCCCCACAGCACAGGTGTCAGAGCAACACGCCCTGCAACAGTTCCGCGAGTGGATCAAGATGCGCAACGCCAAGGTCGTGCAAGGAACTGGCTGTGTGTCAGGGTGACGGCCGGTGCCCTGATTGCCCAAACATATGACCCCAAGGCATAATTGATGCAATCACACCATGAGGTAACGCATGCCCATTCCTGAGCAATACCGCAAGCAACTTGAACAGCAACGGCAGTTGGCCGAAGTGCGTTCGCAGTTGAATAAGCAGTACGACAAGGAAATGTCTTCCCGATACACCAAAGACATGCCCACCTTTGCTCAGTGGCTGGCCCAGCGTCAGCAATCCAAGGCCAAGGGCGGCTCTGTAATGGGCATCAACGTGGCCTCAGACCGCAAGTCAGACCGCAGGTACGCCGACATGATTGTTGACGGCCAAAAGACCCTTGAATCTCGCAACAGCGACACTCTGCGCCCCTATGTGGGCAAGCGCGTGGCAATTGTAAGGACGGGCGAGGGCAAGGCTAAAGCAATTGGCGAAGTGACTGTTGGTGAGCCCATGGTGGTCAACAAGCAAAAGTTCCGGGCACTGGAAGACAAGCACCACGTTCCCGAAGGATCAGCATTTGACATTAACACGCCGACTAAGCACTTGTACCCCATGCATGACCCAATACGATACGATGAAGAACGTGACGTTGGCCATGGCATCGTGTCACGCAGGGTCATTGAGAGGGCCAAGGGTGGATCAGTGAAAGAGCCTAAAAAAAGCGTCAAGGCCTACAAGCTGTTCCGTGTCCACCCAGATCATCCCGGCAAACTGTTTCCGCTTTTCGTGGACGCCAACACGCCCGTCGAAATGAACAAGTGGGTGGACGCCAAAGAAGGCGAGATGGCCAACGGCAAGGTCAAGTCCAAGATCGGCGCGCTTGCCTACCGTCCCGGCTGGCATGCTGGTGATCTACCCATCGCAACCCATATCGGTGAGAAGTCCGACCCCAAGCTGACCGCGCCCGACCGCCGTCCTGCCAACCATGCATGGGCTGAGGTAGAGATGCCTGATGACGTGGACTGGCAGGCCGAGGCCACCAAGCGCGGAACCAACGCTGAAGGCAAGGTGGTGCCCGTCAAGGCCCACATCACCGACCAGATACCCAAGGGTGGCCACTACCGCTACAAGACCAACCCGAACATGACTGGCAACTGGCTGATCGGCGGGTCAATGAAGGTCAACAAGGTGCTCACCGATGCCGAGGTGGCGCGCATTAACAAGAGTGCTGGCATGTCTGATCTGCCACGCGCTGAACCGTTCAAGAAAAAGTCCTTTGGCTTTGCTCAGGGTGGCTGTGTTGCCCCTCATGAGTGGGCGGCCGAAGAGCATGTCAACTACAAATCAAAAGGTGGCGAAGTGAAATACGACAACCCATTCGACTACGAGAACCCTGACCACGTCGAGAACGTGGCCAACATTGTTGCCAAACACAAAGACTTCAACCAAATCACCGACGTGGCCAAACACTTGGCCGACTCATTGTCCAAGGGCAATTGGAAGTTTGTTGAAGACCCACGAGTCCAAAAGGCTATCAAGCAAGCAGGCCATGATGGCTACTTCGTTCGAGAGAAGGATGGCAAAGAGTCGCACGTAATGAAGAAAGCAGAAGGCGGCAACGTGCAACCATCACTGGCCCAAATGAAAATGGCGCTGGCTCAGAAGAGCAGTAGCGTTGACCTCAAGAGAATTGGAGTCAATGAGGCGCCCAACATGACGCCCAAGCACTTCTTCCCACCTGAGACCAGCGACATTGGTCTGCCCAGCCCCGGCGGCGTAGCTACACCACGTGGCATGCCCATCGGTGGGATTGACATGAGCAAGATGCAGGGTGGCCAGCAACTGATGCCTACACCGCCCCAGCCCCAGCAAGGCGCGCCTGATCAACCACCCGGTGCTCCCGGTGGCCTGCCTGCTGGCGGCCCTCCCGGTGCGCCTCCGGGCGCCCCTGCTGGCCCAACACCGAGCATGGGCAACATGCTGTCCATGACGCCTCAGGGCCAGACCATGAATGCTCTGGGCGGCCAGAAGTTGGCCAAGGGTGGCCAGCCATCCATGGACGCCATGAAATCCGAGTTGGCCGCCAAGAAGGCGCCAGCAAGCGAAGCACAGGATGACGACGAGGAAGACACGCCAGCGCCAGCAAAACGCATCACGATCAAGGCCGAGGGCCCCGGTGGCGTGACTGGTATTGTTGTGCCCCACCACATGCTTCATGGCCGCAGTTGGGTCAACAAGAAGGGCAAGACGGTTGTGGTGCCCGGCATGAAGGACATCAACAAGGCACGTGCTGAGGTGTATGGCGCCGAGAACCGCGATCCACTGAGCCTTGGCCAGATCGGCAAGATTCACAAAGACACGCTGACAGAGCACTTTGCCAAATCGCCTAAAGAGCAGTTGGATGCTGAGAAGGAGGCAACCCAGCGCCTGCGCAAAGCCAAGCACTTGGGCGCCAAGAACAACACGCTGGACGAGTCCGAGAAGCTGGACACCGTTCGCCACGAGACCGATGAGCAAGGCCGCACCCACGTGGGCTTTGCATCAAAGGGTGTAGCAGGCCACGCGCTGTACACATCGGGCCATGGCGACAACATGAAATACCACGTGATCAACACCTGCCCCGGCCAGACCGAAGGCTGTGGTGGTGGCAAGGACTCCAAAGGGGTTGTGGATACCAGCAAGGGCACATGCTTCGCGCCCAACGCTGAGTCGCAATATGTGCATGCCGCAGTGCGCCGTGCTACTCACGAGCAGGCCAAGCACGATCCCAAGATGACACGCGACTGGATTCTTGCCCACACTGGATCAATGCGTGACGCCGCTAAAAAGGCAGACAAGACCAACCAGCGCTTGCTGTTCCGTCCCAACGTGGTGGACGAGACCGACGTGTCTTCACGCCACGCCATCCGTCACTTGAACAATCAACGCAGGATGGAAGACAAGCCAGACATCATTGCCAACTCATACGGCAAGACCAATGAGTTGCATGACCCTGAGAACGGCTACTACGTGACCCACTCAAACGTGGGCCCCAAGGTCAAGAAGGGCCAAGAGATTTCTGAGAACGTGGGGCGCGACAAAGCACGTGTGCGCAACACCGTGATGGCCGCCGATAACCGTGGCGATTTCAAGAACGAGCAGGGCAACAAGACGCCGCCCAAAGGCTCGTACATGGTGACCGACGTCAAGCGCAACTCACCCATGTCCAAAAAGATGGAAGAGCACATCACTCACGCCAAGTACTGGACGACAGGACGCTCTGAGAATGAGTTGTCGGCCGATGAGAAGGATGAAGGCCCAGAAGGCCACTTCAGCGGCTCTGGACGCAAAACAAGCGAAGACAAGGCCCACTATGGTCACACGACTGTTGAGGGCAAACGCTTCGATTACCAGAAGCAACACATCCTGCACCCACGCTTGGTGAACGTGCCTATTCGCAAGAAGAACAAAAAGACTGGTGAGATGGAGACCAAGGATCACATGATCCCGACCGACTCACGCTTCAAAGACACCGAGTTCTTGCCGAAAGACAAGTACAAAACCAAGAACGGCAAAGACGCTGGCCACATCCTGATGACCACGCCTACCGAGTCAACCAGCAACATTGGCCACGAGACTTCGTTCACGCACAACGTGAATCAAAAGCACATTGAGCACGCAATGAAGAACAACGGCGAGTATGAGATTGACAAGCCAGAAGATCAAATCAAAGCGGCAGGCAAAGAGTACCGCGCACCGCAGTCCATCAAGTTCTATGCAGAGGGCGGTCAAGTTGGTCGTCACCCGGCCATGGGACACGATGACTTCCACGCATTCCCTGAGCAAAATGGCATGGCCCAACGTCACCTGACAATGCGCCACGGTGAAGATGAGACTAAAAACGTTGCCCAGAAAAAAGCTGTTGTCGTCCACAAGAATGTTGGGACAATGCGGCACGAGATGAGCATGAACAAAAAGGCTAAATGATGTCAGAACAAAATCCAGACGAAATCGGAATTGAAGAGCAAGAAGACGGCAGTGCGCTTGTCGATCTGCCTGAGATGGAGATGGAAGAGCAGGATGATGGATCGGCCATCGTCACGTTGGATGACGGCCCAGAGTTCAACCCTGAGTTCTACGACAACCTTGCAGACACCATAGACCCCAGCGAACTAACAACGCTGGCGTTCAGGTACCTTGATCTACTTGAGACCGACAAAGAAGCAAGGTCACTGCGCGACAAGCAGTATGAAGAGGGCATCCGACGCACTGGCATGGGCAACGATGCTCCCGGCGGCGCCACCTTTATGGGCGCATCCAAGGTGGTTCACCCTGTCATGGCTGAGGGCTGTGTGGACTTTGCCAGCCGGGCCATCAAAGAGATGTTCCCGCCAGACGGCCCTGTCAAGACAAAGATTCTTGGCAAGATCGACGACCTCAAAACGTCCAAGTCAGAGCGCAAGCGCGACTACCTGAATTGGCAGATCACCGACCAGATCGAAGAGTTCAAAGACGAGCAAGAGCAGTTGCTCACGCAGTTACCACTGGGCGGCTCACAGTACTTCAAGCTGTGGTTTGACGAGCAGAAGAAGCGCCCCTGCGTGGAGTTCTTGCCAATCGACCGGGTGATCCTGCCGTTTGCCGCAACCAACTTCTACACAGCCCAGCGCGCCGCTGAAGTCCACGAGATTACGCAGTACGAGTTTGAGCGACGCATCCGCACTGGCATGTACCGCGACATCAGCTACGTCAAAGCTTCTGGCACTCTGGATCAAAACAAAGTTGAGCAGGCCAACAACAAGGTTGAGGGCAAGCAGTTTGAGGACAACAAGGATGGCCTGCGCAAGGTCTATCACATCTACTGCTACTTGGAGTTAGAAGACGACAAGAAGACCAAAGGCGACTACGCACCCTACATCATGATGGTCGATGAACTCGACAACCAAGTGGTGGGCCTGTACCGCAACTGGGAAGAGCAGGACGAAACCCGCACCAAGCTGGACTGGGTCGTCGAGTTCAAGTTCATCCCATGGCGCGGCGCTTATGCCATCGGGCTACCTCACCTCATTGGTGGCCTCAGCGCGGCCTTGACGGGTGCATTGCGCGCCTTGCTGGATACTGCGCACATCAACAACTCAGCCACCATGCTGAAGCTGAAGGGCGCCAAGATCAGTGGCCAGTCACAGCAGGTCGATGTCACCCAGATCATTGAGATCGAAGGCGCGCCCGGCGTACAGGACATTCGCCAGATTGCGATGCCTATGCCGTTCAACCCACCCAGCCCCGTGCTGTTTGAGTTGCTGGGCTGGCTGGATACGGCCGCCAAGGGCGTGGTTACATCCTCTGAAGAGAAGATTGCCGACATCAACAGCAACGCGCCCGTGGGCACAACACAGGCTTTGATTGAGCAGGGCGCGGCGGTGTTCTCATCGATCCACGCACGCATGCACGACTCACAGGCCCGTGTGCTGAAGATTCTGTGCCGCCTAAACCGCTGGCACTTTGACGAGATGAAGAAGGGCGACGTCGTTGCTGAGTTGGAAATTAGCCGCGAAGACTTTGACAAGAACACCGACGTGGTGCCCGTGTCTGATCCTCACATCTTCAGTGAGACTCAGCGGATGGCTCAGAACCAAGCCGTTCTGGCATTAGCTGAGAAGCACCCTGATCAGTTCAACATGAGCGCAGTATTGAGCCGCATGCTCAAGCAAATGAAGGTGCCAAACATCAATGAATTGATGAAAGACGTGCCAGCCCCAGAACAGCGTACATCGGCCGACGAGAATGCCGCACTGCTCATTGGCCAACCAGCCTATGCGTATCTGCAACAGGATCACATTGCGCACATTCAGGATCACCTGCAATTTGCACTCAATCCTTTCTTGGGCCAGTCGCCATTTGCAGACCCGGACTACCTCAACAACCTGATTGAGCACCTGAAGCAACACATGACCTTGTGGTACCTCAACCGCTCCAACGGCTACGTGGAGGACTCTGTGGGCAAGCCTGTGGACGACTACGACGATCCAGCACTCACGGCCACCATCGACAAGGTGTACACCACCGTGGGCGCGCACGTCATGCTCGATACCCAGCAAGTGTTTGGCCAGTTCCAGCAGGCACTTGGCCAACTCGTGCAGATGGCACAGCAACGCAAGAATGCACCGCAAGTGTTGCCGCCTGACGCGCAGGTGGTCAAAGACACCAACATGGCCGAAACACAGCGCAAGACTGTCAAGGATCAAGCCGACATTCAGTTGGCCAAAGATCGTTTGCAGAAGGACGCACAAGAACACCTTGATGACAATCAAACCAAGATTGCAATCGAGAATGCAAAATTGACGCATCAGACCATCCAACAGATGGCTCCTGCTCAACTACCTGCGGCACCTGCCGCGCCCTCAATGCCACCTCAAGGAGAACCAAATGGCAACATCTGATCAAGAACAAAAAGGCCCAATGGTGCGTTACCACGCCCGTATGGCACAAGGCGTCAAGCTGGACGGCCAGAGCCTAGAGCCCAAGGGTGGAAGCCAGCAAGGCAAGGGTGGCACCAGCCAGTCTTCCAAGCGCACTGGCGGCCTCTCTGGCGCCAAGAAATCTAATGCTTGAAGCATTAATTCACCGGATAAAAATACGCCAAGCCGAGTTGCATGTGGCCCTTGCTCAAGGGATTCCAGCAACTTGGGACGGCTACCAGCGCATGGTTGGAGAGTATCAAGGACTGCAACTTACCTTGGACATGATTGACAACATGCTGGAAGAAGAGAAGAACCAAGATTGATAGCCCCACTCCGGGGTGAGACCGCGCTGACTAAGCGCATAACGATGCACCTGAGATATGGTGTTTAGGAGTTGATGATGAGTGAAGTGAAAAAGATCGTGGCTTTTGAGTCTACGAACGACACGCCTGACCCGCAAGAGTTGGCGTGGGCTTTCCCAGATGTAAATCCGGGGATGGCACCGCTTGGCGGGCGAGTAATCGTTCAACTGCGGCGCATTAAAAAGAAAACAGGACGCATCGTTCTGGTCGAAGAGACCAAGGAGAACGAGAAGTGGAACAACATGATCGGCAAGGTCGTGGCTGTTGGCCCACTGGCGTACAAGAATCGTGACACCATGACTGCATGGCCTGAGGGCGCGTGGGCTGAGGTGGGCGATTTCGTTCGAGTCCCCAAGTGGGGCGGTGATCGCTGGGAGATTAAAGACCCAAGCGATGAAGAGAACGAAGACCCGGTGCTGTTCATGACGCTGAACGATCACGAGTTGATCGCCAAAGTCACGAGCAACCCACTTTCTTTCAAAGCCTACGTCTAACAGGAGGAATCAATGGCTGATCCAAAAGAAAAGCAGGACGACCTTGCAGTAGTTGAGGAGCAAGATGGCTCCGCTGTGGTCGATTTACCTGAAAACATGCTTCAAGACGAAGTTCTTGAGGGAAAAGCGGAGGGTGGCAACGTTCGCGACGACGATGCAGACCATCCAGATGACGATGATGAACTGCGTGCGGCAAAACGTGGCCGCCGCCGGGCCAAAAAAGACCTGATTCGCAAGACAAATCAGGAAAAAGACGTCCGACTCACTCAACTCCAGCGTGAAAACGAGGAATTCAAGCGTCGTTTGGGCCAATTGGAGCGAAACACCAAGTCAGAGCACTTGGTTCGCATCGACAAGGGCATTGAAGACGCTCAAACTCGCCTTGAGTACGCCAAAATGAAGCTGTCTGAGGCCACTCAGAACGGCGATGGCGAGGCGATGGTCGAGGCACAGACCCTGTGGCAGGCCGCGCAAGAAGAAGCGCGCAATTTGCAGAGTTTGCGCCAGCAGGCCAACCAAGAGTTACAAAGTCCCAAGCAGGACAACGCTGATCTGCCTGATCCGCAGGTTCAGAAGCTGGCCGCGCAGTGGATGCGCCGCAATAAATGGTACAACCCGGCGGCTACAGACCCTGACAGCCGTATTGCCAAAAAGATTGATGAGGTGATGTCAACTCAAGGCTGGAACCCGACCGATCCCGACTATTGGGACGAGTTAGACAGCCGCTTGCAAAGAGAGTTACCTCACCGCTACAATGAAACCAATGACAACGAATCCCGTGATGTCAGACGACCAAGGAATGTTGTGGGAAGTGCAGGACGCGAGGCTTCGGCCGCTTATGGTGGTTCTAACCGCACCCAATTTGTTTTGTCCCCTGACCGAGTCAAGGCGATGAAAGAAGTAGGTGCTTGGGACAATCCTGAGCGCAAAGCACGAATGGTCAAGCAGTTCATTGAATTCGATCGTGTAAACGGTCGCCGCAACTAATCTAAGGGGAAAACATCATGGAATCACGTTTAAAAAAATCTCTCAATGCTGGTGGCCGCAATGATCGCGCAAGCGAGGACGCAAGCCGCAAAGCACCTGAGGATAAGTTCATTTCAAATCAGGAACGTCGCAAGATGTGGAGTGAGGAATGGACGCAATCAGCATTGCCAAAACTGCCCGACATGGACGGGTGGCACCTTTGCTGGCTTTCGACAACCAACAGCTACGACAGCATAGATAAGCGGATTCGCTTGGGTTACGTTCCCGTTAAATCGGATGAGTTGCCCGGCTATGAAGACTATCGCGTGAAGTCAGGTGAGCATGTTGGATACATCTCATGCAACGAGATGTTGTTGTTCAAGTTACCCATGGATATTTACCAAGAGGTCATGGCTTATCACCATCACGACAAACCACGTGAAGAGGCTGAGAAGATTCGTGTCCAAGTGGCAAACCTCCAAGGACAGCGTGACAGCAACGGCAAGTCGCTTGTGAATGTTGAGGGCGAAGGTATTGGCTCTATTGAACAGCAACCCAACCGAACGCCCGTATTTTCGGGTTAACTAAGGAGTAAATTATGAGTGCAACCTCTGCTCCGTTTGGCTTGCGTCCTGCGTTCCATCCTTCTGGTTTGGATCGTGCTCAGGCGCTCGCTGGCGGCATCCCTTCGGCGTACAACACTGACATTCTCAAAGGTCAGCCCGTTCGCTATCAAACTACTGCTATTGGCGGTACTCTCGGCACAATTCTTCCCGCCACCACTTCCGGTGCTTGGGTTGGTGCTTTTGCTGGCGTCCAGTTCACTGACACAACCGGCCGCGCCCGTGTGTCTAACTACTGGCCTGCCAACACCGCATATACCGCTGGTACATGCGTGGCTTACTTCTACAACGACCAAAACATCGTTTATGAAATTCAAGCCGACGGCTCAATGGCCCAAACCACCATTGGCAACGAGTTCAACTTCACTAACGTGACCGCTGGTTCCACAACCACAGGTTTGTCGCAAGCCACTTTGGGCTCTGCAACTGCCGTGGGTAATGGCGCGCAAGGTCAAATGCGTGTTGTTGACATTGCTCCTTATCCGGGCAATGACTGGGGCGACGCATACACCATCGTGCGCGTTGTTTGTGCAAACTCGCAATTCTTCGGTGCTGTCACCGCAATTGCTTAACTAGCCAAGGAGTAAAAAATGGCCGCACCAATGCGCAGTACGGACTTCCGTTCCATCGTTGAACCAATTCTCAACGAGTGTTTTGACGGAGTCTATGATCAACGTGCCGACGAGTGGAGCCGTGTGTTCCGCGAAGAAGACGGCATTCCACGCAACTACCACGAAGAACCCGTCCTGTACGGTTTCGGAGCCGCACCTCAGTTGCCTGACGGTACGCCCGTAACCTATCAACAGGGTGGTGTGCTCTTCTTGAAACGCTACCTGTACAAGGTGTACGGTCTCGCTTTCGCCCTGACTAAAGTCTTGGTTGAAGACGGTGACCACATCCGTATCGGTCAGGTGTATGCACGTCACTTGGCTCAGTCTCTGGTGGAAACCAAAGAACTGTTGGCCGCGAACGTGTTAAACACTGCGTTCAACAGCGCCTTCCCCGGTGGCGACGGTGTGTCTTTGATTAACACATCGCACCCCATCGTTAACGGCACTTTCAGCAACCAACTGGCTACCGCCGCCAACCTGTCCCAGACTTCTCTGGAGCAGATGTTGATCCAAATCCGTCAGGCTGTGGACAACAACGGCAAGAAGATTCGTCTGGTTCCACGTCAACTGATCGTGGCTCCCGGCAACATCTTCCAAGCTGAAGTTCTGCTGAAGTCTGTGCTACGTACAGGCAACGCAAACAACGACATCAACCCCGTCAAGTCTATTGGCTTGCTGGACGAAGGTGCCGCTGTTCTGTCGCGTCTGACTTCGAGCACTGCATTCTGGGTTCAAACCGACGCTCCTGAGGGCTTCAAGCTACTCATGCGCCGTCGTTTGGAGAAGACCATGGAAGGCGACTTCGAGACCGACACAATGCGTTACAAGGCGACCGAGCGTTATGACCTCGGCTTCACCGACCCACGTTGCGCGTACGGTACTCCCGGCGTCTAAAGTGACAGGGGCTGGTCTAAAAAGCCAGCCCTTTTTTTTAAACTGATCATGCTTTTCAAGGAGAAGATCAAATGCCTCAATTTTCAGACGACCTATTTTTAGGCCCCGCCCAAACGTACATGGGTACGGGTCTACGTAACTACTCCACCACCGCAACTGGCGGCACTGGTGGTTCTTCTTCTACAACTCTGACAGTGACTGCTGTGGGCTTTGGCGCACCAATTACTGTTGGTATGTTTGTTGACGGCACAAGCGTGACCGACGGCACCTACATCACTGCATTTGGCACTGGTACTGGTGGTGCAGGTACTTACACGCTGAATCAAGCAATTAACATTGCTAACACAACAGCTTTGACTCTTCATGATTTAGAGCCTTTTGACAATCCTGCTCCAATGAGTTTAGGTATTGGTCCATTGGGTCGTATCTACGTTTGGGACGTGGTGCCTCAAGCCGCTGTTGCAAACAACATTGCCGCTTCGCAAACTCCTGCGGCTGCTGGCTCGTTGACTTTGACTGCTGGCACTTCCGTGAAATCAGTCACTACAGCCGCTGGTGTTTCTGCTTTAACACTTGATATGCCTCGCGGCGTCAGCGTGACAACTGCAACTGCCGCTGTCGCTACTTTGTCAAGCGTGGCTGTGACTGGTACTGGTGGTCAGATTTCTTATACCTCTCAAGCAGGTTTGGTAACTGGTCAGCGCGTGACTGTGACAGGTACATTGAGTGGCAGTGCAACCATCACTGGTTACAGCACCCCAACAACCTACATCTTGACCGCTGTAACAGCAACTACTGCAACCCTGACTACTACAGCAGGCGCGGCAGTTGTAACCACCGCAGGTACAACGACTGGTTTGACTTTCACTTTGGGTGTGGCTCCAGTAACTGTGACTGTGACTGGCTTTGACGTTTACGGTCAATCTATGAGCGAAGCAATCACTTCTAGCGCCGCTGTAAGCACCGCCGTGAGTGGTTTGAAAGCCTTTTACCTCATCACCTCTGTGAGCGTGAGTGGCGCTACTGGTACTGCTCTGACTGTTGGCACAACCAACGTGTTGGGTTGCCCAGTTCGTGTTCCTAACATTGCTTATGTGGCAAGCGTCAAGAGCAACAACGCTTTGGCGCAAGATGGCGGTACGTTTGTGGCGGCTGACACCAACACTGCTACGACCACCACTGGTGATGTTCGCGGTACATACACCCCTGCCACTGCATCGAACGGCATCGTTCGCACAGTAGTAGGAATCTTGTTGCCAGCAATCGCTGTTGGGCCTAACGCAACTCGCGTTGGCGCTCTCGGCGTCACACAAGCCTAAAGGAGAAGGTCATGGGTCAATTTAAACCAATGGTCAAAATGATGACCGACGAGCCTTCAGTTATTCTGAAACTCAAAAAAGGCGGTAAGGTTGCTGTAAAAGGCGGCAAGGATAGCGGCCATAAAGCCATGTCTGGAGCCAATCCTTTTGCCGAAGCTGAAAGTGGTATGGCTCCTAAAAAGCCATCCATGGCTGAACGTCGCAAGGCAATGAATCCAAACATGTATGCCAAAGGCGGCAAAGTCGCTCGCAAGCAAATGGGTGGTGGCATGCCTATGAATATGCCCGGTGCCATGCCCGGCGCTACAGCACCTGCTCCTGCGCCTATGCAGGCCATGGGCCGTCAGGCTCTGGCTGGTATGGCCCCTGCCCAGCGCATGAGGCGTGCCGCAATGGTCAAGCGCGCCATGAGTGGCATGAAGGACGGCGGCTCTGCTGAGTGCAAGGCTCTTGAGAAAGAGTTGAAGCACCACGAGTCCATGTCTGCCTCAAAGGCGCACGGCAAAGCCTCTGGCGGCTCAATCGACAAGGCAATGACCAAAACCACCATTGAAGGCAATGCTGGCAAGTACGCCAAGACCAAAATGGACACATCCAAGAAGGATCGCGCCCATGGTACTGGTGGCGTAAAAGAAGGCATGCCCGGCGGTTACGCCATGGGTGGCTCTATCATGGGCAACGAAAAGGCCTATGAGAAAACCAAGATGGTTACCGCAGGCAAGGGCAAGACTAGTGGTAGCACTGGTGGCGTCAAGATGGGCAATGCAGGCGGCTTTAAAAGCGGCGGCAAAGTGCCCGGTCTTGGCAACGCAATTGAAGGTGGCAATTGGGAAAATCGTCCTGCCAATTCAGCCAAGCCCGGTGTTAAGAACACTACCACTGGTGGTGTGAAGAACGGCAACGGTGGCGGCTACAACATGGGAGGGCGTGCCTCAAAAAAAGCCTACGCGACGGGGGGAACTGTTGATACAGGCAAACCCGTCGCGATGCCACGCAAGCCTGTCTCGCGTCCGATAGCGAACAGCTTGCAGTCAGGCACTTTTGCCAAAGGCGGTAAGGTTGAGAAAGAGGAGAAGCCAAGCCTTCGGCTCATCAAGACCCATACCGGCCCCAAAGGTCATGTAGCAAAGGTTTATAAAGACCGTGAATATGGTGAGCATCGTGTGAAATTCTTCAGTCCTGAAGGAAAACACATGACCAATGCTGACTACCACACCGATGACGTGAGCGATGCTCATGACACCGCTGAAGGTCAATTGAACCGCTACAAGATGGGTGGCAAAGCAAAAAAGTTTGACAGTGGCGGTTCTACCGATGACAAGTACTTTGTCAAAGACCCAAAGGCAACAGCCGACAAAGCAAGTCGCGAACTTGAAGAAGCGCTGAATCCTTTGAGTATGGTTAAGGAACTGGCTGGCAAAGCGAAGAACTACTTCATGCCCAAGGCTGACAGTGTGACCAAGACCAAAGAGTCTGTAACGGTCTCACCAGCAACTAAAAAGCGTGGCGGTGGCGCTTGTTAAAAACAAGTGGGGGCTTCGGCCCCCGCTTTTAATTGGAGAAAAATATGGGAATTTATTCATCAGTGTCCCGCCAAGGTGCATACGAGCCGTTTGAGTTGCAAGTGGCGCGTGGTCAAATTCAGGCACACTCTGTCGTAACGATTGCTGGCTACAACTCTGATGTTGACACCTCGTGGGAAATGATTACGCCCGTTGGCAATTTGTCCTATCCCGCCGCCGCTTTGCAAATGACTGTGAGTTCTGCTGACGCAGACGACACATCAGCAGGCACTGGCGCACGAACTGTGTTGATTACTGGTTTGGACGCCAACTATGCAGTTATCAGTGAGACCGTGACCATGAATGGTCAGACCGCTGTGACAACTACAAATTCATTCTTGCGCATCAACGCTATGTTGGTGACAACCGCAGGTACAAGCCTCGCAAACGAAGGCATCATTTATATTGGCACAGGCACTGTGACCTCTGGCGTACCAGCGACCATCTACAACGTGATTGCGGCTGGTTTCAACAACGCAACCTCAAGCCAATACACAATTCCTGCTGGCTACACAGGCTATTTGGCTGTGGCTCGAATTGGTTTGGCGCAAGACGCTGGAACCACTTTGATTACTGCTCGAACACGCTTTGTAGGCACAAACGGAATTGCCTTGACTGGCCCAGTCATCGTAACCAACAACGGCATTTCTACCATTGACTTTTCGTATCCTATTGCTATTGCTGAGAAGACTCGCATTCAAGGCGAAGCAATTGGTAATGCTGTTGACAATGAAGCGGCTGGTTTCTTTGAGTTGGTTCTCATCAAGAATGCTGACTAATCATGCCAAGCAAATCATCTTCTCAACACAATTTGATGGCGGCGGTCGCACATAACCCTGCGTTCGCCAAGAAGGTAGGCATCTCTCAAAAAGTCGGCAAAGAGTTTGCCAAGGCTGATGAGGGTAAAAAATTCAAAGGAGGCGGTCTCTATGACAACATCAATGCAAAACGCGAAAGAATCGCTGAAGGCTCTGGCGAAAAGATGCGGCGAGTGGGTAGCAAAGGTGCGCCAACGGCTCAAGCCTTCCAAGAGTCAGCCAAAACAGCCAAATCAAAATGAGCAAGAAAAAAGTTAATCTTGCTGTTGGTCGCGGCGAGAAGTTGCCTGTTGAAAAAGGCGCTGGATTAACAGCCAAAGGTCGGGCAAAATACAACCGTGAAACTGGGAGCAATTTGAAGGCGCCACAGCCTCAAGGCGGTAGCCGCAAGGACTCGTTTTGCGCTCGCATGTCAGGCGTTGTGGAGCACTCTAAAGGGGATGCACCTCGCGCTAAGGCTTCGTTAAAACGCTGGAATTGCCCCGGCTGGTAACAAGGAAAAATTATGGAATACAGTCCTTTTGCAAAAATCAACAAATCTCCAAAAGAGAAGCAAGCATTGATTGATGCACCACCACGCAAGCAACAAGCGGATAAGCCAATCATCAAAGAAGTAAGCCCCCATGTTCGGATTGTCAAAACAGGCTCGGGCATGAAGCCGGGCGACAATCTTGAAATACATGAGAAGGTTGGCGATGACTGGAAAAAACATTGGGGCACCAATGAGATGTCCAATGACATGGCTTCGACTGAAATAAGAGAAAAAGCCGAGGCTCTTGCAAAAAAGCGTGCGCAAGAGAAAACAAAAAAAATGCCTGTGCAGAGTTTTGAAAAAGAAAAAGCTGAACACGGCTACCTGAGTGTTCCCCAGCGCCAAAAACTCATTGAAAGCGGCGAGTACAAGGGCTACTTGAAAAAAGGTGGGAAAGTATCAACTCGCACCTCAAGCAATAAAAAGTCAAGCTGGTAAGGAAAATTCATGGCTTACTCTGGAACCGTTGGACAAACAGTTGTCTCAGTACAAAAATTCATCGACCAAGGGGCCCGGATGTCGGGCAAACTTGCCGAAGAATTGACTGTTGAGCAAGTTCAAGGCTCCAAGCAAGCGCTGTTTTTCATCCTCTCCAACCTGATCAATCAGGGCATCAACTACTGGTGCATCAGCAAGAAGGTCTACGGTCTCAAGGCTGACCAGTACGAGTACCTGCTACCTCTGGGTGGCAACGACGTCCTGAACGCCCTGTATCGCACCCTGACACGGCCATCTGGTGCTGGATATGCATCGTCTGGTAACGCCGGGCTGGCTTTTGACAACGACGTAACGACCTCAGACGCGCAAACAGCGATCAATGGCTACATTGCCATCAACTACGGCAATACGCCCGTCTACGCTGGTTCTATTGGCATCCTGCCTGCCACGTCTGGCTCATTCCACATCTTGCTTGAATGGTCGAACGATGGATCGACATGGAATCTGCTTGAAGACACTGGCGTGACTACGTGGGTGAACGGTGAATGGCTGTGGTACGACATCGACCCCGGCCAGACTTGCACCTACTACCGCATGCGCGAGACTGGCGGCGGCACATTGAACGTGGCCGAGTTCTACGTTGGCAACAACTCCACCGAAGTCACCATGGCTCGTTTGAACCGTGACGACTACACAAACTTGCCGAACAAGAACTTCACGGCCAACCAGCCGTATCAGTACTGGTTCAACCGAACACTGCCACAGTCAACAATTGTGCTGTGGCCAGCCCCGTCCGATCCGTTTGTGCAAATGACGATCTGGTACTCGCGCCAAGTGATGGACGTGGGCGATCTGTACGACGAATTGGAAATCCCTCAATATTTTTATCAGGCGATTCAGATGATGCTGGCTCACCAGATGAGCCTGATCATGCCCGGTGTTGATCTTGCGCGCATCGCGTATCTTGAAGGCCAAGCCGACAAGTATTTCACGATGGCAGAGAACGAAAATCGCGACAGGTCGCCGATCTACTACGCCCCGAATATTGGAGTTTACACACGATGAGCGCCGCCATCTATTGGATTCGCTCAAAAGAACACACTGACATTACCTGCCAAGGGTACGTCGGAGTGGCTAAGAACGCCTCCAAAAGATGGTGGGGACACAAGTGGGCACTCAAGGCTGGGCGTCACGATAATCCACTTTTGTCCAATGCGGTCAACAAGCATGGGTGGGACAACTTGGTCAAAGAGATTGTGCTTATTGCCGATGAGCAATATTGCTACGACATTGAAAACAAATTGCGCTCAGAGTCAAAAATTGGTTGGAATTTAGCGGTTGGCGGGTGCAAGCCACCAGTCAGCAAATCACGTGGCCCTGACTATGTTAGCCCCTTGAAGGGCGTGTCACGCCCAACGCCATGGCTCGTCGGAAGAGAAAAGCCAATGCCTGAAGATTTTTTTAGCAAAGGCGGTAAGGCTGGCAAAGGGCGCAAGCAAACGCCTGAGCAAATTGCCAAGCGCGTTGCCTCTCGTCGTGCCACATTGGCGGCACAAGGGAGGACTGTTTAATGCCTCGTTTTTTAAACACCGAAGGCAATGCACTAATCGCGATCTTCATCTGCGACCGTTGTCGCATGAAGCGTGCAATTGTGGAGGCCATGCCTGACCCCAACTTTCCGGGCTTAAAGGTGTGTCAGCAAGGTTGTGCCGATCAGAAAGACCCGTATCGTCTGCCTGCTCGTAAAACCGAACGCATTGCGTTACAGTTTCCAAGGCCCGATGTCAGTGTGGCGCTTGACCCCAATGACCTCCTTACTCAACCTAGTGGCGGTTACGTCCTGAGCACAGAGCAAAACACAACAACTCCTGCCCAGACTGGTAACCAAGACACAATTGGATTGCAACCCTGATATGCCACAACTTTCGATTACCCAATTACCTCAGGCGCAGGCATTAACCGGGACTGAGCCAGTACCAGTCGTTCAAAATGGCGTGACGGTTCAGACCACCACGGGTGCTGTTGCTGGCGCTGGCGCGCTGAATTACCCGTTTCTGACTGTTGGCCAGACTGCTGGCTTGGCCCAGTCGCGTTACATCTCGACCAACGCAGGCTTGTCGGTGACCGATAACGGCGCCCAAAACACCCTTGTAGTTAATTTGATCGGTGCGGCACTGTCACTGAACTCAAGCGGCAACGGAATACAGGTCAAGACGGCCGCAAATACGGTCACAGCGCGTTCAATTGCGGTTAGTGCAGGCTTGGGTGTCACCAACGCCGACGGCGTCTCTGGCAACCCCACAATTGCTTTGGGCACCTTCTTGCAACAACTGGTATCGCAGACAGGCACAGGCCTTTTGGCTTTGCAAAGTGGTGTTCCAGCCAAAATTACATTACAAGGCACTACTAATCAGATTAGTATTGCCAATGGTGATGGAGCGGCTGACCCGGTCATTTCAATTGCCAGCAACCCCATCATTCCCGGCACGGGAAGTATCACGGTACCAAATGGAACGGCCGCGCAAAGAACTGGCAGTTTTGGTGCATTTCGCTACAACACCAGTCTTTCTCAGTTTGAGGGCTTTACCAACACGGGATGGAACCAGTTTTCGCTGACTGGCGCTGTAACATCGTTTAGTGCAGGCACAACAGGCTTTACGCCCAACACTGACACCACTGGTGCAGTGACCCTTGGCGGCGTGTTAAATGTGGCAAATGGCGGTACGGGCGCGGCAACATTGACAGGCTACGTGTACGGCAACGGCACTGGTGTGATGACCGCATCCACCACAATTCCAAATGCTGGTTTGGCCAACAGTTCAGTGACCTACAACGGCGTGAACGTTGCTCTGGGCGCCTCTGGAACCATTACAGCAACCAACCCCAACGCACTGACCATCGGCACCGGGTTGACTGGCACGTCGTATAACGGCTCTGCGGCTGTAACGATTGCAATTGATTCAACTGTTGCGACGTTGACCGGGGCCCAGACGCTGACCAACAAAACCATCAGCGGCGCAACTAACACGCTGACCAACATTGGCAATGCATCGCTGACCAACTCGTCCGTGACTGTTGGAACGACTGCGATTGCTTTGGGCGCTTCAAGCCTTACCTTGGGTGGCCTGACTTCTGTCGCTGTAACGCAAGACCCCACATCTGCATTGCAATTGGCAACCAAGCAGTACGTTGACGCTGTTGCTGAAGGTCTTCACATCCACGAGTCTTGCGCGGCCGCAACACCGGGAACGCTTGCTTCGATCACCGGAGGCACGGTCACTTACAACAACGGCACGGCTGGTGTCGGCGCCACCTTGACCTTGTCTGTGGCCTTGACTGTTTTGGACGGCTACACACTGCTCAACGGCAACCGTGTGCTGATCAAAAACGAAGCGACGCAGGCCAACAATGGCATCTACACATGGGCTACTGGCGGCACGGTTCTAACCCGTGCGACTGACTTTGACACTGCCGCCGAGATGGCAAGCGGTGACTTCACATTTATCACAAACGGCACTTTGTACGCCAACACAGGATGGGTGCAAACTGACCCGGTGACGGTTGTTGGCACAAGCCCGGTGACATGGATACAGTTCTCTGGTGCAGGCACTTACACAGCAGGCACCGGCCTCACATTAGCTGGAACGCAGTTCAGCATCACCAATACGGCGGTGACTGCTGGCGCGTATGGCTCTGCAACTCAGGTAGGTACGTTCACGGTCAATGCGCAGGGTCAGTTGACTCTGGCAGGCAACGCTACGGTGACTCCAGCGGTTGGCTCCATCACTGGGTTGGGTACTGGGGTTGCTACTGCACTTGCAATCAACGTAGGCTCTGCTGGCGCTATTGTGGTCAACGGTGGGGCTTTGGGTACACCAAGTAGTGGTACGGTCACAAACCTGACTGGAACCGCCTCAATCAACATCAACGGTACTGTGGGTGCAACAACCCCAGCAACTGGCGCATTTACAACCATTTCAGCGTCTGGGGTCATCACCTCAACCGTTGTGACGGGTACTGCGCCATTGACGGTTGCCTCAACAACGACCGTGGCAAATTTGGGCGCGACCAACACCGTAAACACGGCGGTGACAGCGGACTCAACCAACGCGACGAACTACCTCACTTTTGTGAACGCTACTAGCGGTAATCTGGGGCAATTGGTAAACTCTTCGATAACTTGCAACCCATCAACAGGCCAAATGACTGGCGGTATTGCTGGTGGCGCTTTCTAAGGAAAAAACATGGCACAAACTGGATACACCCCGATCCTGATCTACGCAAGCGGCACGGCTACAAACGTGCCCTTGGCGGCAAACCTTACAAGCAGTGCATCGGGCGCCGAATTAGCATTGAACTATGCTGATGGCAAGCTGTACTACAAAAACGGTTCTGGCGTTGTTACTCTGTTGGCCAACAGTTCTACTGTTGCACCCGTGACCACGATTTCTTTTGGCACAACTGGCTTGACTCCATCTACTGCGACTTCGGGCGCGGTAACGGTAGCAGGTACGCTGGTTGTCGGAAATGGCGGTACAGGACTTGCCACAATCACCGCAGGGCGCATTTTGTTCGGTGCTGGTACATCAGCCATCGGAAACTCTGCCAGCCTCTTTTGGGACTCTGCAAACAGTCGTTTTGGCGTCAACACCGCAACCCCAGCCGTTACCACCGAGTTGGTTGGTACGGATGCCATGCTTATTCCCAAGGGAACGACAGGAAACCGTCCTACAGGCGTTTCAGGCTATCTGCGCTTCAACACCACCACAAGCGAGTTTGAGGGCTACAACGGCACTGCATGGGCTTCTGTTGGCGGCGCGGGACTGAGCAACGACACAAGCACAGCAACCAATGTCTATCCCTTGTTTGCGGCGGCTACATCAGGCACTGCATCTACTTTATACACAGGCAACGCCAAGCTGTTGTACAAGCCAAGCACAGGTGAGTTGCAAGCATCGGTTCCTGTTGCATTGAATGGTATTGTGGTGAACAGCCAAACAGTTGCGACAAGCTACACAATTGCGGCAGGGTATTCAGGAATGTCTGCTGGGCCCGTCACTGTGGCAAGTGGTCAAGCGGTGACAGTCAGTTCAGGTTCACGCTGGGTTATCCAGTAAAAAGGAAAAATTATGGCAAGCATTGTTGTTAATGGAGATACATCTGGGGCGGTAACGCTGTCTGCACCTGCGGTTGCGGGTACGGTGACTGTGACTTTGCCAGCGGCAAGCGGCACTATGCTAACCACTGCTACGGCTGGTGTGCCTGTCAACGGGCCAGCGTTTAGTGTTTACATGAGTGCTAATCAAACAATTACTACTGCTACTTGGACAAAACTAAACCTTAACACAGAAGAGTTTGACACAAATAGTTGCTATAACAATTCTACTTATCGTTTTACGCCTACTGTGGCTGGTTATTATCAAGTAAATGGAAAAGTTGTATATGACCCAATTGAAGCTGGAAAAATAACTATTGTTTCTATTTATAAAAATGGCTCAAGATATAAAGATGGTTCAAGGGGTATGAATAGTGTTGGTGGCACAGGTAATGCATCTATGGTTTCTAGCATTGTTTACTTTAATGGAACTACTGATTATGTAGAGTTGTATGCATATAACTCAAACACTACTTCAGCAAGTGCTGTTGGCGCATCTGAATTTGAAACATTTTTTAATGGTGCAATGGTAAGGAGCGCGGTATGACCCTCTACGACAAAATCATGGCGCTGTACCCTGCGTTGACTCAGCAAGACTTCACCACCACCATCCGCTTGCAGAACGACTCTGACGGCAAGGGTGACTACATCGCTGCTTGGGAGCACCCAACGCTTGCACGACCCACTGAGGAGCAACTAGCATGACCGCGACAATCAACGCATCGACATCGGCAGGGGTAGTCACGACTGCTGACACCTCTGGGATTTTGCAACTCCAGACAAACGGCACTGCCGCGCTCACCGTAGACGCGAGTCAGAACGTGGGCATTGGGACGGCTTCGCCAGCCAGCATACTTGAATTAAAAGCCGCAACACCAGTTCAAACTTTTAATCAAACAACGGCAAACAGCAACCAAGGCATTGAGTATCGGGTTAACGGGACAGCCTACGGGCGCATACTTAACAACGCCACAACCGGCATTTTAGATATTCGTAACGGACTGACTGGCGGTGCTGGTTATGTTGTTACATTTTCTACTGACGGCACAGAACGCGCCCGTATCGACTCCAGCGGTAACTTGCTAATTGGGGCTACATCCTACAGCGGTGGCGTTCCAAACGATTCTGCCATTGTAATTAGGCAAGACGGATATATGGTTACGCGAGTTTCTGGAAATGGTAACTATGCCGCAGAATTTCAAAATGTAAGCGGCACAGGTGTCGGCAACATAACAGTAAATTCTGGCTCAACACAATACGTTACATCTTCAGACTACCGATTGAAAGAAGACATTGCGCCGATGACAGGTGCTTTGGCAACAGTAGCCGCACTTAAACCAGTATCGTACAAATGGAAAGCTACTGGCGAGGCAACACAGGGTTTTATTGCCCATGAACTGCAAGCAGTCGTTCCTGAGTGTGTAGTGGGCAAGAAAGACGCTGTAGACGCTGATGGCAAGCCCCAGTACCAAGGCATTGACACCAGCTTCTTGGTCGCCACACTGACAGCGGCAATCCAAGAACTCAAGGCTATCGTAGACGCACAAGGCGCTGAAATCGCCGCACTCAAAGGAGCAACAGCATGAGTTTAATTCTTGACGGCACAAACGGCCTGTCTGATGTAGACGGCTCTGCCGCAACCCCTGCTATCAGAGGCACTGATGCCAACACAGGCATCTTCTTCCCTGCCGCTGACACCATTGCTTTTGCTGAGGGCGGTGTTGAGTCTGCGCGATTTAATTCTTCAGGCAACTTGCAAACAATTGGCACTATCAGCGTGGGTAATGCCACTCCCTCAACCTCTGGTGCTGGCATCACCTTCCCCGCAACTCAATCAGCATCATCTGACGCAAACACGCTGGATGATTATGAGGAGGGGACTTTTACTCCGTCTTTTACACCTATTGCTGGAAGTGCAACATACACAAATCAAGTAGGAAATTATGTAAAAATTGGCAGAAAAGTGACTGCTGTTTTTTACATAACAGTCAATGTTTCTAGTTCTTTGACAACTGGACTTATAGCTGGCCTTCCGTTTACAGGCTCTAACACTAACTATGCGGGTACAGTTTTTAGCGTATGGTCTGGCATTGGCGGGTACTGCAATCTTCTTGGTTTGACTGCGGCCTCAACTACCATCCAAACTCGCGCAACAAGTTCAGCAACTGCCGCACCAACTGTTGTTACATTGACCGTGTCAAATGGTGCTGAAATTGCTGGCACTGTAACTTATTTCACATCTTAATTAACTTGATTGGATTATCAAGTCGGACACTCAACCAAAGGAAAATCATGGCATTCACCGAAACCAAAGTTATCGACCAAATCACCGTCACCGAGAACGGCACTGTGCTGTACCGCGAGGCAACACGCATCCTAAAAGACGGCGACCAGATTGCTCAGACCTACCACCGCACAAGCCTGACACCAGCACAAGACCTCACTGGTCAGCCAGCCAATGTCGTGGCAATCTGCAATGCGGCATGGACTGCTGAAGTGGTTGCGGCGTATCAGGCTCAAGTTGCGGCTCAGGCGGCTTCGTCATAATAGAAAAAGGGCGAACCGCTGGCCCATAACAGCGGAAATTTTCAGGAGAATGGCAATGGACAAACTGACTCTATCAACGCAATTGGTCAACGCTGTGCTGGGCTATCTTGGCTCACGCCCGTACCAAGAAGTCTTTCAACTCGTTGATGCCTTGCAAAAAGAAGCGCAAGCCAACGTGACTGAGCAACCAAAAGCGGAGTGATGACATGGAAGGGGTTCATGAATTAGCCAGCGAAACTGACAAGCGCCTCAGCGTGCATGAAGCTGTTTGCCAGCAGAGATACGAGGTAATTCAGACCCGCTTTGACGAAGGTTCCAAGCGCATGAACAGGATTGAGTACCTCTTGTATGTAGTCATTGCTGTCGTGTTGCTTGGCCCCGGCGTCGCCGCAGAATTTGTTAAAAAATTACTGGGGATGTAATGATTGACCTCACTAAAGCGATTGGGGCAGTTGCCGCAAGCGTTGCCGCATTAGGCGGCAGTTACACGCTTGCTGACAAGTTTGGCTGGTTTGACAAAGCCATCATTGAATGGTCTCCAGAGAATTTTAAAATTGTGGCAGATGCTGGAAAACCCATCACTGTTACGGTTGCAAGAATAAAGAAACGGGACGACTGCTCTGTTGAGAGTTTTACCCCAAGCATTCGTGATGCGGCAGGAATGGTGCATGAGGCGACCACCACCGCAAGCAAGTTCAGTGGCCCAGCAGGCCCAGAGATTGACACGTTCACATATGAACTCACAATGGTGAGAAAAGAAAAGATTGCCAGCGGAAAAGCAACTTTGTTGGCGACCATCAAATACAAATGCCCTGAAGGGGAGCGCGTTGTGCAATATCCCCGTCATGCAAATTTAAGTTTTGAATTGAAAGGGTGACCATGATTCCAATCGTTGCATCACTACTTGGTACATTGGCTCAGAATGGTCTGGGCCTTTTGTCTTCTGCGATTCAAGCAAAGGGCAAAGAGGTTGTTGAGAACGCCCTTGGCGTGAAGATTTCTGACAACCCGTCTGACGCTGAAGTTGCTAAGTTGCGCCAGCTTCAGTTTGACCATGAAGAGCGTCTGCTTGAGTTAGGCATTGAGAAGGCCCGTATTGAGCAGGAAGAACTCAAGGCTCTGTTGGCGGCACAAGCCAACCAAGAGGACAACGTCAGCAAGCGCTGGCAAGCTGACATGTCTTCGGACTCGTGGATGTCAAAGAATATCCGACCCATGACTTTGGTCTACATCCTGACCGCCTACTTGCTGTTTGCTGGCCTGAGCGCCGCAGGCATTGACGTCAATGAGGCTTACGTTTCGTTGCTGGGCCAGTGGGGGATGCTTGTGATGACCGCCTATTTCGGGGGTCGGACAGTCGAGAAGGTCATGGAAATGCGCAAGCGGGGTGACAAATGAGCCTCAGTCAAGAACAAGCGGCTTTCCTGTTGGATGCCTGCGCACTCATCAAATACGCCACTGAGCAGGGTTTTATGGTCACTGGTGGGGAGTTGGCCCGTACACCTGAGCAACAGGCCATCTACGTCAAGACGGGCCGCTCAAAGACCCTGAACTCAATCCACCTCAAGCGCTGTGCCATCGACTTGAACTTCTTCAAGGGCGGCGCGATAATTTGGGACAAGGAGACGCTGGCTCCATTGGGCGTATATTGGGAGTCATTGCACCCCAAGAACCGCTGGGGCGGCAACTTCAAATCACTCGTAGATTGCCCTCACTTTGAGCGCAATGTTGGATAAAGGGACGACGCGATGACACTAATCCCATCATGGGTGATGACGTATGACAGTTTGACCTCCACTGTACTTCAGTACTTGGAGCGAAATGACGCCGCTGTTGTCAACGCGATTCCCACTTTTATTTCTTTGGCCGAGTTTGAAATTGCCCAAGAGATTAAAACACTTGGCCAATTGCAAGTGGTCGAGTCAGCCATGAGCGTAGGCAATGCTATTTTGCAAAAACCTGCACGCTGGCGCAAGACGGTGTCAATGAGCGTGACCGTTGCCGGGAAAAAGCAACCTGTCTACTTGCGCAAGTACGAGTACCTCAAGAACTACTGGCCAGACGCCAATCAAACCGATGTGCCCCTGTACTACGCTGACACCGACTGGGAGCACTGGTACCTTGCACCCACGCCAGCATTGGCCTACGCTTTTGAAGTGCTCTACTATGAGCGGATTGCACCACTGAGTTCTGCCAATCAGACAAACTGGCTGACTCAAAACGCCCCAAACGCCATGCTGTTTGGAACCCTGTTGCAAGCCATGCAGTTTTTGAAAAACGATCAGCGTGTAATCTTTCAACAAAAGTACACCGAATCACTCCAATCGCTCAAGACTGAGGATGTGGCGCGAGTTGGTGATCGTCAAGCCATTGCCGTGGATTCCTAAAAATGACAAGTTACATAAACCCATACACAGGTCAGACGATCAGCCCATCGCAAGTGGGCTATGAAGCACTGGCCATTTCAGCCGACACAGTCCTTGAGTGGCCAATCAATGGCAACACGGACAATGTTGTTGCCAACATCATTGAGGTCACTGCTTCAACCGCAGGTCTGAAGTTGTACATGCCTCCAGCCACTTCTGTGTCTACTGGCCAGAGTGCATTGATTCGCAACACCGGGGCCAATTCTTTTACGGTGGTGAACACAAGCGGCAGTACGATTGTTTCGATTGCTTCAGGTATCGCTCAATATATCTACGTTACCAACAACGCCACCATCAATGGCACATGGGGCACGGTGACGTTTGGTGCAGGCACCTCTGCGGCCAATGCGGCCACACTTGCTGGCTACGGCCTTGAAGCGGTGAGCACTACATTGAACACAGTGACTCCCGTCACAACGTTCTCGTCTAACTATCAAATGCTTCCAGAAGACCAATCGTCTTTGTACGTTTGGACTGGTGGTGCTGGCACCGTCACATTGCCAACTTCCGCATCTGTTGGTGCAAGTTGGTACGCCATCCTAAAAAACGATGGCACCGGCATCTTGAACGTTGTTCCCAGTGGAGCAAACACTATTGATGGCGAAGTCAGCAAGCAATTGCAAATTGCTGAGTCGTTTGTTGTTGTATCTGACGGCTCAACTTTTTACAGTTACGCCTACGGTCAATCTGCAACTTTCTTTTTTACTCAGTTGACCAAATCTGTGACTGGTGGAACTGTGACGCTGACATCGCCCGAGGCGGCCAGCATCATTCAAGAATACACCGGAACATTGACATCAAATTGCACGGTCATCGTTCCACCAACGGTGCAGTTGTACTCGTTCCGAAACAACACAAGTGGCGCCTTCACTTTGACGTTTAGCACTGGTGTTGGCGGTGCCTTAACGGTGACACTTCCGCAAAACCAAACAATTATTGCGATTTGCGATGGCACAAACGTTTACAACGCTCAAACATCGACCTCATCATTCATCAATGCTTTGACTTTGGGCAACGGCTCTGCGGCCGCTCCTTCGCTGTCATTCACTGGTAGCGCAACGACTGGCTTGTACCTTGCCGCATCAAATCAACTAGGTTTTGCTGTTGCTGGCGCCAATGCAGGAACCTTGGCCGCAACTGGATTACGCATGCCTGTAGGAATTATTGGTGGAGCGTTCTAATGACCGCAAAGGTTGTTGCCCTTCAAGTGGGCCCCGGCATTCAACGGGACGGGACGGCATTTGCATCGGTGAGTTATGTGGATGGGAAATGGGTGCGTTTCCAATACGGTCGCCCAAGAAAAATTGCTGGCTACAACGGGGCGTTTTTGAACGCAACAGGGATCAGTCGCGGGATGATCATGAGCGCAGAGAACGGGCTCAACTACGTGATCTCTGGATACAACAACGGCGTCGAGCAGTGGACGACTGACAATGACAATGGTGTTGGATTTGGCCCGACACCCATTGAGCCAGTTGGATCGCTTGCCTCAATTACCATTACCAATCAAGGCAGTCTGTACACCAACGGCACCTATACAAGCGTGCCAATTGTTGCTGTAGCAGGCACTGGTGCTTTAGCCACTGTGGTGGTTGCAAGCAACTTGGTTACCAGCGTTGTGATTACCAGTGGTGGCGCTGGCTACGTCCACAATGCATCAGTGACGATCAGCGCGGCCAGTATTGGCGGCACTGGTTCTGGCTTTGCCGGGTACATCGACAACCTCACGACTTACTCGCCAAACCCAAATACGCTGTGGCAGTTTGACATTGGCTACGACGCCTATGGCAATGCCCAGAACAACCTGATTGCACACCCCGGCCAGAACTTGGCTGACATTTCATCGTCGGTGAACACGCGACCCATGTTTGGCCCGTTCACTGGTAATACATTGCTTCCCGTCGGCGTGTTCACAGACACAGCAACAACAACCTCAGGATCGTCCACAATAACTTTTCCGAACATCAACGTGGGCATAGGCGCTGGCGTGTCCGTTTCGGGCACCGGCATTCCCTCAGGCACCACGGTGGTCAGCGCGCAAGAAGTTTCTGGCGTATGGACTGTCGTACTTAGCGCAAACGCAACAGCATCAACACCAAGTGCTTTGTTGGCCAGCGTTGCGGTTACTGGCACTGCTGGACAATTTTCATGCACTGCAACAACCAACATTGCAGTTGGCCAAGCAGTCGTTGTGACAGGGACATTGACGGGAACCGCCACGGGTGTTGCCGCTGGAACTTATTACGTCATCGCCACCAACACTACAAGCACATTCACCTTGTCTGCCACATCTGGCGGCGCGGCAATCACCACCACGGCAGGGACAACAACCGGGCTCACGTTTGGCGCTTATTCGACCTTGACTTTTGACAACAACATCGCTGTGTCTGGTGGCATCGTGATGTTGTTCCCGTACTTGTTTACTTACGGCAACAACGGCTTCATTGGAAACTGTGCGGCTGGTGACTTCAACAATTGGACATCGGCCGACTCAAACAGGAACAACATTTCCTCTACCAAGGTGGTCAAGGGACTGCCGATTCGCGGCGGTACGACATCGCCTGCTGGCCTGTTCTGGACTCTGGATTCCGTGGTTCGGGTTACCTACTCACCAACACAGGTGGGCAACGTAACCCTGTACTGGCGCTATGACTTGATCACACAGCAGTCCTCAATCATGTCAAGCCAGTGCGTGATTGAGTACGACGGCATCTTCTACTGGGTGGGTTCTGATCGCTTCCTCATGTACAACGGTGTTGTGCAAGAGGTGGACAACAAGCAGAACTTCAACTACTTCTTTGACAACCTGAACTACGTCCAGCGCCAAAAAGTCTGGGTGAGCAAGGTTCCTCGCTGGGGTGAAATCTGGTGGTTCTTCCCATCGGGTGACAGCGTCGAGTGCAATGACGCGATCATCTACAACGTGCGTGAGAAGGTGTGGTACGACGCTGGCCAAGCCTTGGGTGCGCGCCGCTCTGCTGGTGTGTTCACTGAGGTGTTTCGTCGCCCCATCTGGGCAGGCAATGACCAGAACACGGCAGGCAAATACACACTGTGGCAACACGAGACTGGTACCAACGAGGTGTACACGAATCAGGTAAATGCGGTTGACTCATTCTTTGAGACCAACATCATTGGCACGCGCTTAGGACTTGTGGGTGCTACTGAGCAACCCGGCGACAACGTCTGGACTCGCTGTGAACGCATCGAGCCTGACTTTGTACAGTCTGGCGCCATGGAAGTGACTGTGCTGGGTAAGGGCTACGCTGAGGACACGACGCAAGAATCAAGTCCGTACACATTCAACCCAGACACACTGAAGGTTGATATGCGTGAACAATATCGTGAGATGCGTTTGCGCTTTAGAAGCAACACCCAGAACGGTAACTACTTCATGGGTCGTGTACTCTTGAGCATAGACACAGGTGACGTGCGTGGCACAGGAAACCCGTAATGATCAGTTACGATCCTCGTGGCATGACTTGGGATCAGTACTGCAAACTGATGGCCGAGTTGTTTGCCCCTAACCAGTTGGGGTATGTAGAAGAAGAAAACTGGCGGCACTGGGTTGATGGCTTGAGTGGCATTGGGTACTTCTCTGAATCAGGAATACCTAGCCACCAAGGCTTTGAACACTGGTACCAATGGGCCGAACAAATGTGCGGCATTTTGAGTGTGACTGTGGGGGAAATATGAACTTTCTTGATTTGCTCAACATGGTGGCGCGTGAGGCACGTCCTGCGCACCATGGGCTCAGTCCTATAACGGATATGGAGACGCCGTTCACAGAGACTGAAATTGACTCACTTGATGGCCTGATGATCGTCATGTTCATGTCCATCATTTACAACATTGAAGACGATCTGGTGAAAGACTTTCACCCAGAGACGCCACAGCAGTTGTTTGACTTCCTCGAACAGCACAAGACCCGTGACCCGGCGTCAATCGAAGAAGCCAAGGAGATGATCAAATGATCTATCTCAGCGACTACCGACTGGCGCACACAACAAACACCAAACTCTTGGAAGACATTCGCCACCCTCAGATGGTGAATTGGTTTTCAGAGTCCTACGAGAAAGTCAAGACTGGCCTGTTTTACCCTCCGCACCGGGTTGCCGACAAAGTGATTGATCAGGCCTTGGCCAAGACACTTCGTGAGGACACCGAAGCCAAGACCGCCTTCATTTTGGCGGCTGGCAATGGTCACTTTGCAGGCATCAACGCCGTCAAGTCCGAACCCAACACGCTGACCTACGAATACAAGTTCCTGCCCCTGACGCTGACTCAGGTCTACGCCGGGCGTACCGCTCAGGTCTTTGGTGCGGCAGACCACATAGTGACCGACTCTACGGCCTGCGCATCCAGCATGAAGGTGCTCATGGACGTTCAGACCCTAATGCGCTTTTATGGGTTCAACCGGGTGATCGTGCTGGCCATTGAAGATCAGGTCAGCAACCTGACATTGAACTTTTTTGGCGAAGCACAGGCCTCGCTGGTCTGGAAAGACGAAAAAGAGGGTGTCAAGCCATCGGCCTTTGACAGTGTCAACGGCGGCTTCCACGTTGGCCAAGGCGCCTGTTTGGCGGTGTTTGAGGATGCAGTGACGGTCAAGCGCCGTGGAATCACCCCCAAGGGCCGCCTTTTAGGGGCCTACACGGCCTCGGAGACCTGCGCCAATGCCATCGGCCAGACTGAGGACGGCGAAGGCTTTGTGAAGGCCGCAAAGGGCGCTCTGGACATGGCCAAATTGACCCCGGCATGCGTTTCGGTGATCAAAACCCATGGCACGGGCACCAAATCCAATAACCGGGCTGAGAGGGCGGCCATTGAATCGACGTTCACGGACTTTGTGGCCACCTCGTACAAGCAGGTGATTGGTCACACTATGGGCGTGAGCGGCTTGCTTGAAACCTGCATGTTGATCGACAATATGACAAATGGGTTTGTGCCAAGCATTCCAAACAGAACAGAAGAGGACGATGTGTTCCTGTCGCACGACATTGAGGCTCCCAAAGGAGCCATTTTGTCATTGGCGGCTGGCATGGGGAACGTTTACTCGGCCGCAGTAATGACAACGGAGTTATGAAATGCAAGTAGATTCAAAAAACCAGAAACTTGACTCAGGCCAAATCATCGGCATTTTTTTGAAAAACAATAAACAGCCTCACCCCCCTGAGGTGATGATCCCTGCCATTCTGGATGAATTGAATCAGCCAAACACTGAGGTCAAACAATTTGGCAACACATTGTTTGAAGTTCATAAAGGCAAGGATGGCCAAGGATTCTTTAAGGCGTTTAATGCCGACACGGGCGCCAACTTCGTAGAGAACAGCAAAGTGTTTGCTGTATGGGCAAAGCGAGTGCTTGGCCTCAAAATTATAGTCACAGAATATTCTGACGAATCCCTTGATCGTTTGTTCAAGTTGATTGCGTTCAACCCACCAATGCCCGGCATGGGCTATCAAGTATTCAAAGCAAAAGACGGCAAAACAACTCGTGTTGCTTTGAATTTAGGAGCCTGATATGTCAGCAGTAGTCAATGCAGTCAGCAGTGTTTTTGAGGCAGTTGGCGACGCTGTCGGTGATATTGCCGAGGGCATTGGTGACGTTGTAGAAACGGTTGTTGAAGAAGTTGTTGAGCCTGTTGTCAAAGCAGTAGGCAACACAATTGATGCGGCAATGAAAGACCCGATTGGCACGATTGCCAAGGTTGCCACGGCTATTTATGCGCCGTACCTTTTGCCAGTTGTAAATTTTGGTGTGTCTGTTGCAAATGGCGCTTCGATTGAAAAAGCGATTGGCAATGCGGCCTTGAGTTATGTGGGCGGTCAAATTGGACAGGGCATTGGCGACTACGCATCAGAAGCGTTTGAATTGGGTGATGCCGCAAGCAACATAGTGACCGCAGGTGCCAAGGGCGCAACGTCCTCGACCCTGAGAGGTGAAAATCCTTTGTGCGGTGCTATTGGTGCTGTGGCCAATAATTTAATCAACACTGGCGCAAACGCGCTGTACAAGTGCCTTAGCACTTCAGGTGGCGGCAATACCACGCAAGAGGGTGGCCTTCCCGTAACTGTCAATGGTGCGGTTAATGATTGCACGGTTGGTTGTGCATCGACCACCGAACTCGGTGCTTTGCCTACTGTCACTCCACCACAAATTAACGAAGAGCCCGTTGAAGTCAATGCTTCTGGTTATGACTGTTGCCGCCTAAACGAGGGTGTGCCCTCATTGCCACCAGTTGAAGTGAACGCCTCCGGTTATGACTGCTGTCGCCTAAACGACGAAGTTCCTGCGCTTTCACCAGTTGAGGTGGATGCTTCACCTTACGACTGCTGTCTTTTAAACGAAGGAGTAGAGCCGCTTGATTGCTGTTGCGCGGCCTGTGAGTGCGAAAAAACTCCCGGATTTAAGTTCCCAAGGATCAAACTTCCAAACATTAATTTTTCAAAGAACAATGCTTCAAGGGCTGGTGCCCCAAAGACCAGCGCAGTGCAAACTGTTGGATCGAGTGGCGGCCTTGGTTGCGGCGCGATCCCATGGCTGGATACAAGAGACTCAATGTTGCGCAACCAGATTTCTTTTGACAAGCCTACCGAAGCAACGGCCGATCAAACCAAGTTGCGCGACATCTACGGCCGCATGGATACATGCTTGGCCAAAGAGATGCAAGACCGCTATGGTGGCGTGCCCCAGATTAACCTTAAACCGTTTGGTGAACCTATGAGTGGATTGGCACAAGTTGGTAATTTTGCAGGTGGCGGCACAACCGGAACATCGAGTTGTGTGGCAAGTTGCTCATTTGCGTATTGCTACAACCAAGACGCCAAGTACATGCCAAAGTTTGTGTCGTGTGGCCCAGACGTTTTGACAAATTCTGCCGCAAGCAAGCGCCAGCCTTTGACGCATAAGCAGTTGACTCATTTGCAACAGCGCATCTCCAACATGGGCAACATGGGTGGCTTGGCCGCTGGCGGCTTGCCCAAGAAGTACCAAGATGCAATGCCTAAAGATCACAACCCACAGTTTGTGACTGGCATGACCGGGTACTACGCTTGCGGTGGCGGCACGGGTCAGTCTGACGACATCTCGGCGATGCTCCATGATGGTGACTATGTGATGGACGCTGACGTTGTGGCGGCTCTGGGTGATGGCTCCAGCAAGGCTGGGCGCGAAGTCCTTGACGGGTTCCGCAGTCAGATTAATCACAAGGAGACATCAAAGGGCCAACCAGTACCAGCCAAGATCGCGGATGGCGAGTACGTATTCCCAGAAGGTTTTGTTTCAGCCCTCGGTGGTGGCGACAACAAGGCGGGTGCAAAAATTCTGGACGGTTTGCGTGAGAAGTTGCGCGCACACAAAAGATCGGCACCCACAAGTAAAATACCACCCAAGGCGAAATCCCCACTTGACTACATCAAGCAGGCGAAAGGTTAAAAATGGCAAACTTACTGCAATCCTCGCAAAACAAACAAACAACGGCGCCGGGTTATTACACCGACTACCTGACCAACCTTGCAAGCAAGGGTCAAACAGCCGCTGATCAGGCGCAGTTTGTAGGGGCCCAGCCTCTGCAAGAAAAGGCCTTCTCAGAGGTCTGCCAGAACTTTGGCAACCAGCAGGCAAGCATTGCCGCAGGCAAGGGTCTTGTTGGCCAAGCCGCCAACCAAAATGTCACGGGCGCGGCGGCACCATACCTACAAGCGGGAACCGGCGCCAGTCCACTGAACGCCATGGCTCCTTATGCCGAAACGGCCATGGGCACGACTGGCTACGAGGCTGGTGTTCCACTTGTCACTCAGGGCGCAAGCAAATCAGGTTTGTGCGCCGCTAATCCGTACCTCCAGCAAGCCACAAGCACCAGCCCTGCTGACTTGGCCGCTTCCTACATGAACCCGTTTCTCAAGACGGCCGTTCAATCGATGTCAGACATTGCCCAGCGTAATATCCGTCAGAACCTGTCGCCTGCGGCGGCGGCGGCGGCAGTGGGCTCTGGCCAGTTTGGTTCACAGCGCGGTGCTCAGGTGCAAGGTCAGATCACTGCTCAGGCACAACAAGACCTGAATAACCAGATCGCCCAGATGATGGCTTCGGGTTACGGACAGGCCTTATGCGCCGCTGGCAAGCAAAACGCACTGGTGGCCAACGCAGGCAACACTGCTGGCGCGCTGACCAACCAGACCGCTCAGAACCAAATCAATGCAGGTACAAATCTTGGCAGTTTGCAACAGGGTGCAAACCAAATTGCGGCGGGTCTTGGATCGACTGCGGCACAGGCGCAAGCACAACAGAACCAAGCCAACCTCACTGCGGCACAGACTGCGGCGACTGCGGCGGCAAACCAAGGCCAGTTGCTCAATGCGGCTGGCACCAATATGGGCAACTTGGCACAGACTGGTGCCAACATGAACTTGGCCTGCATCAACGCGCTATCTACCCTTGGTGGCCAGCAACAAACAATTGGACAGAACGAGCAGAACTACCCGCTCACCAAGTTGCAATCGCTTGGAAGCCTGCTCCAAGGCTACAGCATCCCGACTGGCACAAGGACTACTTTGTGCATGTCTCCATTGTCTGGCGCGGCCGCTTTGGGCGCCGCTGGCAAAGCCGCAATCACATGCTTCCCCAGCATCAAAACTGGCCTTGGAGACATCATTGGTCGAATGGGTGGCGGTGGTGGTAGTAGCGGTGGTGGCAACAACTCAAGCGGGTGCGACATCAACGGCTTATGCCTTCCATGTTGCGCAGGTGATTTACCTGAAGAATTAGGAGAGTGCTACTCCTACTGTTGCTGTTGCTGTTGCATCTGCTTAGAAGCAGAAGGCGGCTTGATCAAATCCAAGGCACGTGGCTTCAAGGGTTGTGCATCCACTTATTCACGTGGCGCACTGCCATCGAAGAAAGGTTAATTCATGGCTACTCCAGAACGTAAAACACAGGACTACAGCTTTGCTGGTGGTCTTGGAAATATTAACCCTGCTGAGATGCCACCAGAGTCAATTGAAAAGTACAGAACAACTCTGGATGAGCAAATTCAAGCACTGCAAAAGCGCTACGAAGAGCCGAACTATTGGAAGGTGGCCGCTGGGTTTGCGAAGCCGCAACTCGGTGGTTTTCTTGCGTCTCTTGGTAGCGCATCAGAGGCCATGGGTGAGAACGTTGAGCGCCAGCGTGAACAGCAATTGCCCATCGCACAGATGAAGGTGCAGATGGAGCAGGCCAACATGCTGTTGTCTCAAAAGCAAAAGCAAAACGAAATCTATCAAGAGTGGCTGGCCAAGAACACCGGGCCTGATGGCAAAGTTGCTCCAATGGATGCAACGACGTACAGCCGCATCACATCACTGGGTGACAGCACGCCTGTTGCAAATGCCGCCAAGGCCTATTACGAAGGCGCACAGCAGGGTTTAAACATCAAAACTGCGGCTGTTACGGCGATGGGCAAAGACCCATTGATGGATTTGGACGACTTTGCAAAGTTTCAATTAAGCGGAAACGCAGATTCCAGAGCAGGTCAGGCCAAACAAGTTAAGTTTGAGAAAGCGCTTGAAGAAGGCCGTCCTCCACAAATTGATTTAGCGCAATGGGCAACCATGGGCCGGTACGAGAAGATGGATCAGGCGGCCGCTTATGCAAAAGAAATGCGCGAGAAGGGTATGGGCATCGAAGAGGTCATGCGTCAGCGCGCAGATAGCGCGCCAGATCGCTTGAAGTTGCTTGGCTCCATACGCGACCTGTCTTTGGGTGTTGGTCTTGCAGAATCTACAACCCCAGAGGGCAAAAAGATCAGCGGCCAAGAACAAATTGGCGCGTTACTCAACAAGTTCGGCGGCAACAATCCGATGGAAGTGTTTGCACGTGCGGCGGCCGATGGCAAGTTGGGCGAAACGCTCAGAGACAT